AGAGACTCCGTAAGAACAACTATCCGCAATACATGGGATGAGGTAATAGAGAGCTGCTCAACTGGAGAGTTTGAGTGCAGAACTGGCCCCCTGTGCAACTGGTGTAGCTTCCAGTCGATATGCCCTGCTTGGAAGAAGTGATGATACCGCCAAAGGAGTTTGCGCTGATGGTGTCGGAAGACATCAAGGGGAAAAGCGACTCAGTGACCCACGATTTGCTAAGAAGTCAGGAGCACAGAGAGCAGTGGAGAGAATCTCTCATTGCCATAATAAACAACGTAAACGATCAAATCAAAGAACTGACTGCCGAAGCCGATCACCTGAGAAACATCTACAACGAAGATTTTGTCACTGATCCAGCAGAAAGCATATCAGCAAAGATAGATAAAGCAGAAAGATTCAGGTACCACGCAGAGAAGCGGTTGGCTGAGGCGGATAGGCTAATATCTGTCGGCGCAGTGTCCAAGGATATGAAGTTGTCTTCATTCTTGAAGGATGCTATAGTTGAGCATATGCGGTTGAAGAAAGAAAATAATTCGTACGACAAAACAGACAGGCAGTTATGGGAAGCGATAAATGGGAAATGGTCGTTCCGCGAAGCAAACGACTGAAGATAGGCTTTGCCAGTAATGACTGGTCTAGATCACTTCGCGACACCAACAATAAGTTGGTTATGGGCGGATCTGGCCACATAAGAATTGGTCAGTATGTGCCAGAGCTCAAGAAGCTAGGTGTGGATTGCGCTTTGGGCATTTTGGCCTTCGATAATAAGCGCAAGCTTTTTGGGGTACACACGTGGGATAACGGTGATCACTTTGATTGCGATGTTGTCGTAATGCAGCGATACATGCACAAGGATGCATTGCGTGACATGAAGGAAGCCATCAAAAACGGTCAAATAATCATCAACGATGTCGATGATTGGTATTGGGGACTCAGCCCGCTGAATGCAGCGCATAGATTGTCTGACCCCAAAAACAATCCCAACGAAAACATTGAACATTACAAAGAAATGATTAAGAACTCTACTGGAGTTATAACATCCACACCATTCCTCACTGAGAAGATGACGAAGTGGAACAAGAATTGTGTAATGCATCAGAACTACGTTCAGATGTCAACCTTCAAAAAAAGAGACCACATCCGGCACGATTCAGGAACACCTGTTGTCGGTTGGATGGGATCAACGTCTCACCGAAGCGGTGATCTACACATACTGAGAGGCCTGTCTTCACAAATATCCAAAATGGCCACTTGGCATCATACCGGACATATCAATATAGTCGGAGTTCCTAAGTTCTGGGATGAGATAAAGGTTGAAGCAGGGATGGTGACTACCACACCGTTCCTCCCTCCCACCGAGCTAGGAAAAGGCGTAAACTTTGATATAGGCTTAGTTCCCCTAACGTCAATACCTTTCAATGACGCAAAGTCTTGGATCAAGGGAATTGAGTATGCCGCTGCCGGTGTTCCATTTATAGCATCTTCCTCCGCCGAGTATCGGCGCTTACATGAGGAGTATGGGATTGGTATACTTGCACGTCGGGATGGAGACTTTCCCAAAAAGATAAAAAACCTACTTGATGCCAAAGTTCGTCAAGAGATTGCTGATGAGAATTACGAGTTAGTAAAGCAACTTGATGTAACAGTTGGCGCTAAGAATCTGCTCGCTGCTATAGAAAGCTTCATCCCATGAAGCGTGGAAAGCCACTGAAGAGGACACCGCTGAAGCGTGGTGAAAGTAAGCTGAAGTCAAAGACTCCGCTGAACAAGCGATCAAAGAAGATGAAGGACAAGTATGTAGAGCGTCGTAAGATTGTTGAGGAAATGCTTCAATCACAGAAGTGCTCTGCTTGTGTGGTGTATCACGTATACGACGGTTACATGCGCCTACCAGACCCAAAGAGCGCGTCCTCCACGCCAAAGCTGGGAGTGTGCCATGTCAGAAGAACACAAGATGTACACGAAATTGTCAACAGATCGCAGGGTGGCGACATTCTAGACAAGAGCAACTTACTTGCAGTGTGCAGGCCTTGCCACAGGAGGATAACCGAGAATCCACTAGAAGCAGAAATGGTAGGCCTACACCTACCACGTTGGTTAAACACACCGGCTGGATTAGTAGAAGCGAAGCGTATTAGAATAAACTTCATCAATGGTAAATTTACAGAGCCATTCTGGGTAGGTGACGATGAGTAATGACAACTGGACATTCGGCATAACAACTGATTACTCAGATGCCGGAAGATTGACCGAAATAGTCAATTCGATACGCAAGCAGAATATACCAAATTACGAAATCCTATTCATTGGAGACGGTGATACGTCAAGGCTTATCGCTGACGACATTAGACACATACCCTTTGATGAGACAGTAAAGCCACGTTGGATCACCAAGAAGAAAAACATTCTCGCAAATGAAGCCAAGTACGAGAATATCGTACTAATGCACGACTATCACATCTTCGACAAGGATTGGTATTGGGGTTTCAAGAATTTCGACACAGACTGGGAAATTTGCTCATGCCCACAATTCCTGATTACCGGAAGACGAAACCCAATGGACTGGTCACTTTGGGATAAGCCCGGTCATGGAAGGGCTTGGGCTTTAGACTATGATGACTGGACGCAGACAAGGTTCATGTACATCTCTGGAGGATTCTTTATAGTCAAGAAGCACGTAATGCTAGAAGAACCACTAAACGAAGATCTTGTGTGGAATGAGGAAGAAGACGTTGAGTGGTCCTATAGGGTCAGAGACAAGTACGTAATGAAGTGCAACAAGCTCAGCATAGTCCGCCATAACAAGTGGCACAGACACGCAGGACCACAAGAATGATAAAGTTAGTTATATTCGATCTTGACGGCGTACTTATAGATTCAAGAGACCTCCACTTCTACTCACTAAACAACGCCCTAGAGAGCGTCGGTGAGCAATATGTAATAAACAGGAAAGAGCACCTGTCAACATATGATGGACTCAGCACATCAAAGAAGCTTTCCATGCTTTCCAAGTCTAAGGGTTTACCAGAATCATTACACGGTGAGATATGGAAGAGAAAGCAAGAAGAGACGCTGAAGCTGCTTTCTTACTTTGGTGAAAATTCTGTTGCTGTCAAGATCATGGAGGAGCTCCGGTCTAGAGACATCAAGATTGCTGTAGCGAGCAACAGCATACGAAGAAGCGTTCAAGTAGCCCTTCATTCAATAGGAGTTTTGCATCTCGTTGATTACATTGTCAGCAATGAAGACGTTACGCTAGCAAAGCCGTACCCCGAAATGTACTGGAAGTGCATGACTGCTTTCAATGTATTGCCGGATGATACTATGATCATCGAAGATTCACATATCGGAAGAATGGGTGCAATAAACTCCGGAGCACAACTTCATGCCATAAAAAACTCTGATGATTTGAGCTATGCTAACGTAATGATAGATATAAACAAACAAACAAGCGAGAAGGAGAAAGGCGTGCCTTGGCGAAGCAATGAGATGAATGTTTTGATACCGATGGCTGGTGCTGGTTCTAGGTTTGCTAGCGCCGGATACACTTTCCCTAAGCCACTAATTGAGGTGCAGGGAAAGCCAATGATCCAGAAGGTCGTTGAGAATCTAAACATAGACGCTCACTACATCTTTATTGTTCAGAAAGAGCACTACGAAAAGTACAACCTGCAACAGTTATTGAATCTCGTTGCTCCGGGCTGCGACATTGTAGTCACAGAGGGAATGACCGAAGGTGCTGCTTGCACTACGCTCCTAGCCAAGGAGATAATAGACAACGACGCTCCACTGCTAATAGCAAACTCAGACCAAATCGTTGATTGGAATTCAAATGAAACCCTGTATGTTTTCACCGCAAGTGACATAGATGCGGGGATACTATGCTTTAATTCAACACACCCCAAGTGGTCTTTTGCCAAACTTGATGAGGATGGTTTTGTATCAGAGGTTGCCGAGAAGAATCCAATATCAGATTTAGCAACAGTAGGTATTTACTTCTGGAAGAAGGGTAGCGATTACGTAAAGTACGCAGAATCAATGATCTCCAAAGACATAAGGACGAACAACGAATTTTACGTATGCCCTGTTTTCAACGAGGCAATATTGGACGGCAAGAAGATAAAGACATCACTTGTGGAAAGAATGTGGGGCATTGGTACTCCAGAAGATCTGAACACATACCTAGAGGAACACCAGTGAAAACCAAAATTGAAGTCGGTGCCAACTGGGGGGGAGATACTCAGTCTTTGGCTGCAGACGGATCAGTAGTGTACGCCTTTGAGCCTACGCCTTCTCTTGCTGACCATCTTCGTGAGAGGTTCAAATCTAATAGCAACGTACACATAATAGAGAAAGCTGTAGACGAGCACGATGGAGTGGCAGAGTTCAACATAGCGGGAACAGGTGACTGGGGGTGCTCCTCCCTGTACGAGTTCTCTGAAGACATACACTCCAAGTGGAATGGACGCCCAGACTTTCACTTTACCGACAGGTGTGAAGTTGAAACCATTCGACTTGATACATTCATCCAACAGAACGAAATTGACAGCATTGACTACCTGTGGATAGACGCTCAGGGAAACGATTTCAATGTACTTAAGAGTCTCGGTTACTTCATAAGCCGAGTGAAATCTGGCAAATGTGAAGGCTCTTACACAGTCGACTTATACCAAGGAACGAACAACAACGTAAACGATATAGAAATATGGCTTGAGTCCAACGGATTCAAGTGCACGGTCATACCTGACAACGTGAACAAAGAAGCAGACATACACTTCAAGAGATTATGATACTTATAGCTCATCGTGGAAACACGAACGGAAAAAATAAAGACAGAGAGAATTCTCCAGACTACATCAACGAAGCCATCTACGATGGCTACGACGTTGAGGTGGATTTGTGGCGCGTCTTCGGCAAGCTGTACTTGGGTCATGACTATCCGCAGTATGAGATAGATTCAGATTACCTAACTGATAGGTCATCAAGCCTATGGGTACACTGCAAGAATTCCGACGCACTTGACTACGCAATATCCGCATCACTAAACTGCTTCTTTCACGACACCGATGATTACACATTAACACACCGAGGTTTCGTGTGGGCTTATCCCGGAAAACAAGCAGTCGCTGACATAACGATCTGCGTTATGCCTGAGAATGCCCGCGAAATGGATATGAGTGGATTTGTGGGAGTTTGTTCAGATAAAGTATCGGAGTTCAAATGTTTAGAGAAGTAAATTACAATACACCAATGGTAATAGGCACTCCGCTTGTTGCGTGGAAGTGTGAGAGAAACGA